CGGTTCTTACCTTTCCAGGCGGCACTACGGACTTTAGCGCTACCGGCGGCACATCCCAGGTTGTTCGTCAGTCTACGGCTGGCGGCGCGTTTACTGTAAGCCAACTTGCTAATACTGATATTTCGGGTCTTGGCACGGCTTCTACGGTTAATACCGGCACAAGCGGGGCTACGATTCCGTTACTTAACGGCACAAATACTTGGTCTGGAAATCAAACTTTTACCAGCACTTCGGCAATATTTCAGAACGCAAGTTCATTTCAACCGCAACTTCAAGTAATTAATCAAGCTAATGACGCATATGGAGCGTATTATATTACTGTTAAATCAAGGGGAACGTCACCTACAGCCGTTCAAGCTGGAGATACTTTAGGAACTTTCTTATTTAAAGGCTATGATTCTAATAATACTCTACAAAACTCAAGTTCGGCTATTGCTTCAATTGTCACTTCAGTTGGTGCTGGGTCAATAACATCTTATCTTAGCTTCGGGGGCCAAGCACAATTTGTGACACCTATAGCATCCACTTCTACAACTACAGGAACAGTGACCATAAGTGGAGGCGCAGGTATCGCCGGTGCTATATATGGTGGTACTGTTATAAGCGCGGGAACTGCACATCTAACTACGGCGTCTTCGCCAACGCTATCCACTTGTGGCACATCACCTACTGTAGCAACAGGTAGTAGCAATAATGCTGGTCAGTTTACGACGGGATCGGCCACAGGAACAGCCTGCACAGTTACTTTTGCTACTGCATATCCTAATTACGCTTTTTGCACAGTAAGTCCTGCATCAGCGGCAGCGGGTAACTCATTCTATATATCCGCGTCTTCCAAAACAGCATTTACAGTTACGACAACTGTATCCAGTCAAACTTATAACTACACATGTTTCGGTAACTAAATGATAACGACTGTTACCCGCGATCAGTTTTTTAAAGCCGTTCAAGCTGTTAGCGGGATGAACATGCTCTATCAAAATGTATCTGCTGAAACAAATTCACCTAATTGGGTAGAATTTTGGTCTGCCAAACGTGTTCAGATTGGTGACCCTTTGTATGTGGCTACACAAATGGCTTTAGGATACACTTCAGATCAAATGCTGACGCTATTTGCGGCGGCGGTTCAGGTGCCCCTATGACGACAGTAACTCGCCAACAATATTTTACTGCTGTCGCTCAATTGGGCGATATGAACTTATTATATCAAGCCATCCCTGCGTCAGCTAATGATTCAGATTGGATAGAGTTTTGGGCGGCGGATTACGTTTCAAGCGGTGATATGCTGGCGACGTTAACTCAGTCGGCGCTTGGATTGTCTGATGGGCAAATGATAGCGCTGTTTAATGCAGCCGCAGCCGTCCCGATTGTTACCCCATCTACTGATAATACGGTTTCAACGTCTGTAGGTGATCTTATTAATGGATCTCTGCGACTTATTGGCGTCTTAGCAGAAGGTGAAACGCCATCAGCCGAAACAGCCGATGATGCGCTTATAGCTTTTCAACAAATGGTTGATAGTTGGAACACAGAACGATTGTCTGTGTTTGCAACGCAAGATCAAGTCGTTATGTGGCCCCCAAGTCAAAAATACCAGACTTTAGGGCCGTCTGGCACTTTGTTAGGTAATCGCCCTGTTTTAGTTGATGATGCTACTTATTTTCGTGACCCGGCGTCAGGAATATCCTATGGCTTAAAATTAATAAATCAACAGCAATATGATGGCATCGCTGTTAAGACTGTGACCAGTACATACCCACAAGTTATGTGGGTTAATATGACCTTTCCAGATATTCAAATCTATGTTTACCCCGTTCCTACTAAACTGTTGGAATTTCATATAATTTCAGTTCAAGAACTGACAAAACCCGCAAATCTTGGGACGATGCTTGTATTTCCGCCAGGTTATCTCCGCGCTATGCGATATAATTTAGCTTGTGAGTTAGCGCCAGAGTTTGGTGTTGAGCCATCGGCGCAAGTGTCAAGAATTGCTATGGCGGCTAAACGTAATCTGAAGCGGATCAATAATCCTAATGGTGTTATGGCTATTCCATACAGCATTGTTGGCACACGTCAGCGTTATAACATCTTTGCGGGCAATTATTGATGAAGACGCCAATCTTAGGCTCATCATATGTAACGCGCAGCCCTAATGCGGCTGACGCGCAAATGATAAATTTATACCCTGAGATTATTCCTGAAGGCGGTAAAGAAGCCGCTTGGCTTCAACGCGTGCCGGGATTGCGGCTTCTTAACAATATAGGTTCTGGCCCTATCCGTGGCTTATGGACGTTCAATGGAAAAGGTTATGCTGTCTCTGGAACCGGATTGTATCAGATAGATAATAATTGGAACGCAACATATAAAGGTAACATAGCCGGAACAACGCAGGTCACAATGACCGACAATGGCACGCAATTATTTATTGCGGCTAATGCTTATGGTTATATTTATAATAGCAGCAGTCCATCGTTGGTTTGCACGACAACAAACGGTTTTACTACCGTAACGACTACAGATACGACGCAAATATATCCTAATCAACCTGTGTCTGGCCCCGGCATACCTGGCGGCGCAACAGTCGCTAGTATTACAAACGGAACTACTTTTGTGTTGTCTGTAGCTGCTACGGTAAGTGGCACAAATACATTGACGTTTTCTGACTTTCTTACTCAACTTAGCTCTAACTTTTATGGTGCTGTCGGTTGTGGCTTTTTGGATACTTATTTTGTATTTAACCAGCCTAACAGCCAAGTCTTTTGGGTTATGGATTCTACAGGCACATCTATTGATCCATTACAATACGCCAGCGCTGATGGCTCGCCAGATAATCTTGTTACGCTATTAGTGAACCACCGGGAAGTCTGGTTATTTGGATCTAACTCTATTGAAGTTTGGTATGACGCCGGTAATTTTCCATTTCCTTTAGCGCGTATTCAAGGCGCGTTTATTGAGACTGGTTGTCTTGCTGCGTATTCAGTCGCCAAAATGGATAATAACGTCTATTGGCTTGGCGCTGATGCGCGCGGTAATGGCATTGTATATGTCTCGAACGGGTATGCAGGGCAACGTATCTCTACTCACGCCGTCGAGTGGCAGATTCAGCAATACGCGACATTATCTGATGCCGTATCTTATACATATCAGCAAGACGGGCATAGTTTCTATGTCTTAAATTTTCCGACTGCTAATACGACATGGGTATATGACGTATCCACGCAAGCCTGGCATGAGCGCGCTGGGTGGGAAAATGACGCGTTTACGCGCCACCGTGGCAACTGCCAAATGAACTTTAATAATACTATCGTTATTGGTGATTATAAATCGGGTGGAATTTATGCTTATGATTTAAATAATTATACAGAAGCAGGCGGTATTCAAAAATGGTTGCGGTCGTGGCGCGCGTTGCCCACAGGTCAGAATGATCTTAATCGCACCGCACAGCATAGCCTTCAATTAGATTGTCAAACGGGCGTTGGGCTGGATGCCGGCGTTCAGGGTTCTGATCCACAAGTCATGCTTCGTTGGTCTGACGATGGCGGGCATACATGGTCTAGTGAACATTGGAAGTCTATGGGTAAGATTGGTCAGACTGGCTATCGCACGATTTGGCGACGGCTTGGTATGACGTTAAAACTTCGCGATCGTGTGTATGAAGTATCCGGCACTGATCCTGTTAAGATAGCCATCATGGGCGCAGAACTGCACGCGGACGGCACTAATGCCTAACCCTGTCGATAATAACACTCAAATTCCGGCGTCGCGCGTTGCGGTCTCGGAAAAAGATATGCCTTCACGACCTTGGTATCGTTGGTTTTTTAATATTTATACGTCTGTAGAAGCTGGGCGGCGATATGGATCGTTTTACGATACGACGACACATACAGCGGTTGCTATCAACACAGCTTATCCGATCACATTTAATAATACATACCCTAATAACAACACCAGAATGTCTTACGGTGTTTATTTAGGAACAACAACATCACAAGTATTTGTAAACAATACAGCGATATATAATCTTCAATTTTCACTTCAATGCGCCAGCACGGCAGGCAGTGCAAAAAGTATATATGTTTGGCCTCGCGTCAATGGTGTTGATATTGCTCAATCTGCTATTCAAGCCTTAGTAGTAAACGGCACAACGACTGTTGTTACGTCCAGCTTTATGCTAAGTCTTAATAAAGGCGATTATTTTGAGTTGATCTGGTCAACTAATGATACGGGTATTACGCTGGCTCCACAAGCAGCAGCGAGTCCTGTTCCGGCTATCCCTTCGGTCATTTTGACCGTCACAAGTAATATAGGTGCTTAATGTCCGTTCTTTCGCCCGCTGCTAAATTGCAATTTACTGATATTACAGGCGCTCCGCTTGTAGGTGGATTACTCTATACTTATGCTGCGGGAACAACGACACCGTTGGCGACTTATACGAATAGTTCTGGGGTAAGTCTCAATCCCAATCCTGTTGTATTAGACGCGCGCGGTGAGGCTGCGGTGTGGCTTGGGGCTAATACATATAAATTTAAATTGACAGATTCAAATAACAATGAAATTTGGACTGTTGACAATATTTCAGCGCCAACGACAGCGCTTTCGCCTGTTCTTAGTGGTAATGTCGTTATTAACTCTAATTCATCTAATCCCGCGCTGACAATTACACAGTCAGGCTATGGCCCTGTGTTGAACTTCATTAAAGGAACTAACAGCGCGTTTTATATAGATGCAAACGGAAATATAGGTCTTGGCACTACAACGCCTGCACAGCAATTAGATTTATGGGGCGGCACGCTACAATTATCTAGCGCAACAGGCACAGCCTATACGGATTTATCGGCTAACGCGACTGATTCTTTCTTTGCAGCGGCTAACGACCGTAACTTTACAATTCAAACAAATGGCGTTACGCGCGCAATAATTAATAGTTCTGGGGCATCGTTTACAGTTCCTATTACGGGCGTCGGCGTTAATCCGCCAGGCATGATTGCCACTTTTGCTGGTGCTGCGGCACCTACTGGCTGGCTACTATGCGATGGCACGCAATATGCTCAAACAGCATATGCAAATCTTTTTGCAGCTATTGGATCAGCATGGAATACAGGGGGTGAAACTACCGGTAATTTTAGAGTGCCAGATCTTCGCGGCATGTTTTTACGTGGCACAGGTTCAAATGGGGTTATAAGCGGCGCTACTGG